GCTTGCCCATGCAAAGGTGCCTGATGAGTTGGTCTACGAGTACATCAACGACATCTACAAGATGGCCGGCACGCTGGACTGAGGAGAGAACACATGGAACTGCGCGTCCCTCACATTCTTTGGATCTGCCTTTTCTGGTCGATCGTGATGATGTTCGTGGCGGAGAACTTCCTGCCATGACGAAGGCGATCGACATCAAACGCAACGACGACGGCACATGGACCGTTTACTACTTTGGCAAAGAGGCCGGCTACATCGAGCCGATCCGCTACAGCAAGCACGACAAGGGCTACCGCGCTGTCAGCGTTCACGGTCGGCTCGACCACACCTACACCTTCGAGGGTGCCAAGCAATTCGTGATTGAGAATTACGCATGACAGATTGGTGGAGACACTACAAAGAAGTCCGCGCGCGTCTGAACCAGCAGCCGCAGATCACCAAGATCAAGCCTCCGAAACACGTCGACGACTACGTCATGCCGGTGTGCGTTCCAGAGGTTTCGGAAACCGCGGAGCAGCTGCAGAAAAAGCGGTTGAAGGGTTGCCCGCTTTCAATGCGTCGGCAGGCGATCGTCCTGCCGGTCCTCGAAGAGTTCGACATGACATGGGAACAGCTGTGGGAAAAAGACCGAACCGCAAAAATGCACCCGCCGCGGCGCAAGGTGTGGCTGAAGCTGTGGGAAGACGGCATGTCGATGAACCAGATCGCGTACTACACGCGTCGAGATCACACGACGGTCCTGTGGGGCCTGCGGATGATCAAGAAGGAGCAATCAAAGGAGAAGGTGGAATGCACTACCGGGACACGCTGAAGAAGGCGCTCGAGGTCATGGACGAGCGTCAGAAGAAGTACAGCACGCCGGAGATCAACTTCGCGCGCATCGCATCGCTCGCGTCGATCATGCTCAACCGCAACGTGACGCCATACGAAGTGTCGATGATCCAGCTCTGCACAAAGCTCGGCAGGCACATCGAGACGCCGGCCTACGAAGACAACGTGCTGGACGGCGTCAACTACCTCGCGTTCGTCGGCACGTTCGCCGGCCAGCATTTCGACGGCTTGTCTGAGCTGCGGCGCCAAGAAATCATCGCCGGCATGGAAGAGGCGCTGCGTATGGACCAGGCGATCCGCAACAAGCCGCTGCTAACGGAAGCCGAACTTGAGGAGGCCTCCCGTGGCGCAGTCTCTGGTTGAACGTCTCGAGTTCACGGCAAAGACATCGCAGGATCCTGTCGACGCGCAGGCGCTGCGTGATGCTGCCGAAGCAATCGAGCTGTGCATCCGCTCGCTGTCGTTCTACCAGTGCGGCTGCAGCCTGCCTTGCACTGAGGACCAGTACAAAGACAGTCCCTGCGGCATGCGTGCCAAGCGCACGATCAAGGCGTTGAACGATGGCCGATCAAGGCTTTGACGCCAACCTGATCCTCGATCAAGACGTCGGCGTTCGCGCCGCGCAGATCGCTGACGCCGTGATGACGATCGCCGAACGGATCAGCGAAGAAACAGACACACCGGCCTGCGGGGTCTTCCAGGAGATCATCAAGGCCGCTGTCGGAAGCATGCACTTCCACGGTCACGGAGAATGTGCGGACGCACTGCTGAAGGCGGTTCTCGTCATCAGCGGAATGCCAGACGATACGACCATCAACTAGGAGAGAGACGATGCGTAAATTACTGACTGCAATCGGCCTGTCGGTGTTCCTGCTGACGCCGACGATCGCCGTGGCCTGCTCGACGACGACATACTTCGTCAACGGCAAGGTGATCGTGTGTGTGACGTGCTGCAACAACGGCAGCAACTGCTCGACCGTGTGTTCGTGAGGTCGAGATGCTGAACAACTTCCACGATTGGTTCAACAGCGCGAAGCGTGGCGCCAAGTTCACCTACCACACGGGCGACCTGGCATTCGATCGGTATGTGCCGCTCGCAAAAACACCGACGCCTGAGAAGCGCGAACTCAACATGCTGGCCGAGATGGCATACGAGCTTTACTTGCAAGGCGATATTTTGCTGATCCAAAAACGCCAGGAGAAGAACATCTACAAGTACATCGCGGTGAAGAGGTAAACGATGGACAGAGAGAAGCACGCGTTCTTTACCGCCGTGCAGCGCATGGAGCGTGAGAGCAAAGAGCGTCGGAAGAAGGATGCCGAAGCGCACAAGCGGCACATGCTGGCAAGTATGACCGGCGGCTTCGGAAGGAACCAAGCGACCCGCCCGAAGAAGATCACGCTGCCGCGGGTATCTATCTTGGAGGACAAGAAATGATCATGGTCAAAGGACAGGAAGACGAGGACGGTGCTGGGCTGTATTGGGAGGACGGCACGCGGCTCACTGATAAAGAAGGCGAGGCTTGGTGGGCGGGCTATAACCAAGGCCATCAGGACGGCGAAGAGGATGCCGAGGAGGACATGCTTGGTGAGATCATGCGGCTGCGCGATGCGCTGCGTTACATGGTCGAAAACCCGGAAGATGTTGAGAGTTTTTGGCAGATTGCCCGCGTTGCGCTTGGGGAGGGGAAGGGATGAGTGAAATCACAGAGGCGCAGTTTGAGAGGGTCATACAACGTCTGGCTGATAATAATAAGGCGTTGAGTGATCTTGTCGATTTTCACGCAAAAGAAAATGACCGGCTGCGTTGGGCGCTTAAGTTTATTCTTGGTGCTGAAAGGTTAAACGATGCTCACGTTGCCGCACGCACCGCGCTGGAGGAAAAGGAATGAGCAGAGTAACCAAAAAAGCACTCAATGCCTTTGTCATTGCAAACCTTGAATCTGAAAATGATCGGCTGCGTCGCCGCGTGCAGGAACTTGAGACGAAAGACATCATCCGCCTCGAAAAACAAACCAAACGTCTGTTCGCCGCGATTGCGGACATTTATGAGGTGATCATGTTACCGGGGATTAAACGATGAACTGCTCATCATGCCGCTACTACCGAGGCACGACGATCGGCTACTGCCATCGTTTTCCGCTTGTGACGAAGGCGGCGTCGACGCACTGGTGCGGAGAGTATGCGGCTGTCGACACGCCGAAGGCGCCGACAGACACGACGAAAAAATCACGCGGTAAACTTACATTTAAATCGCCACATGATGATTTCTATGGAGAGAAAAAATGAACTTTACGACAGGCTTGCACACGAATATGCCGGCACCGGACTATCACGCGATCGACGCACTGTCTGCGAGCGGTGCGAAGCATTTGCTGAGGTCACCCGCGCACTATCTCGCGCAAAAAGAGCAGCCGATGCAGCCGACCGCGGCGATGCGTCTCGGCACGGCAGTCCACACGATGATCCTTGAGCCGGAGAAGGCAGACATCGAGATCGCTAGGGCGCCGAAGGTCGACAAGCGGACGAAGGTCGGCAAGGAAACGATCGAGCTGTTTGAGCGCGAGAACGCCGGCAAGCTGTGTCTTGACGCCGACGTGTACGACAAGGCGGCAGCGATCGCTGACGCCGTGTACAAGCATCCGACAGCGCGCGAGCTGCTGAAGGATGGGCAGTCGGAAGTGTCGATGTTGTGGAAGGCTTACGGCGACACGCCGTGCAAGGCCCGCTTCGACTACTACCGCGGCGACGGCATCGTCGACATCAAGACGACGCAGGACGCGTCGCCCGAAGCATTCGCGCGCAGCATTGCGTCGCTGAAGTACCACATGCAGGCGGCGCACTATCTGCAGGGCTATCGTGAGGTGACGGGCTGGGACGCCGACCACTTCACGTTCATCGCCGTCGAGAACGAGCCGCCCTATGCGATCGGCATCTACCGGCTCGACGACGCGTCGCTGCAGACCGGACGCATGCTGATGGAGAAGGCCGCAATGGCCTTCCGGACGGCAGCAGATCCCGTCCAGTGGAAGGGCTACCGCCAGGACATCGAGACGATCTCCGTGCCGTCCTGGGCGTTGCTGGACCCCAGCTGGTAAATCGTTGTGGATAACTTTGTGTGTGAGACGCAAGCGATTGCGTCTACACACGAAGACAGTCTAGCTAACGGTGCAGTGATTGGTGGAGGGTTTGAAGTGGCCGGGATTGTTATCGAGACTACAGACGACATCGTGCAGGTCATTGAGCGGGAGCGCGTGCGGCAGGGATTGTCGCAACGGCAGCTTTGCGCCGAGGCGGGCTTGTCGCATGGGGCTTATTGGTTTGTGAAGCAGAACCGTGGCGGGCTTCACATGGACACAGCTTTGAGACTGCTCGAGGCTGTTGGGGCCGGCGTCAGTGTTGAGGTTCAAAAGTGATGCCGATGCCTGGCGGAACAATCCTAATGTCAGGCCAAGTCTGGTCTGAAAAATGGGCCGGATATATCGACTGTGGCAACGGCAAGTTTCGCAAGCCTGCTGAATGGAACGGTCGAACCATTAATCGTTATGCGATTGAAAAAAGATGCGCTCACTGCGGCACAGAAACGCTGCAAAACACATCGAACGCTAAAAAGAGCGCGAATGCCTATTGCTCTGTCGAGTGCAAATCGCATTACGTCAAAGCTCGACATCGCGGCAATAAGGTTCGCAAGACGCGCAAACATGGTCGTGGCTCGCACGTTTTAGTTCGGATGCATGAGCATCATAGAGCTGGTCGTCATGGGACGGTCTTTGAACACATCCTAGTTGCCGAGCAAAAGATAGGTCGACCGATTGAAAGGCATGAGCGTGTTCATCACATCAACTGCATAAAAGACGACAACAGGCCTGAAAACCTATTTGTGTGTGCAGACGATCGAGAACACTTCCTCATTCACGGCACGCTAAACGATTGCGTTGCCGAACTGTTGGCGTCTGGCGCGATCGTTTTTGACGAGGATGCAAAGACTTATCGGGTCGTGAAGCAATGATTTCGGTAGGAATAGATCCAGGTTTATCGGGAGCTATAGCGTTCTTTGATCGAGATGCCGGAACGCTTCAAGTGTTCGACATGCCAACTGTCGAGATTACGCGAAACGGCAAAAAGAAAAACGAAGTTGCAGCTCAAGCATTGGCGCTGATGTTTCGTCCTTTTGTCGATTGCCAAATGTCGATCTACCTTGAGCGTGTAAATGCGATGAAAGGCCAAGGTGTTACGAGCGTTTTTTCGTTTGGTAGATCAACAGGAATTGTCGAGGGCGTCGTGTCTTGGCTTTCGTCTCCATTAACGCTTGTTGCGCCGCAACTTTGGCAAAAAGCTGTTGGTTTGCGCGACGGGAAAGATGGTTCGCGCCTTCGCGCAATGGAGCTGTTCCCGGCATACGCGGAATTGTTTCGCCTGAAAAAAGCACACGGGCGCTCAGATGCCGCTCTCATCGCCTGGTACGGCGCGACGCAGTAATCCCGGCCACGGGGATCAGTGGCATTTTGGTAAAAGGACTATGGACTATGGCTTTAGGGTTCAACACAGAAGGCCGCTCAAGCGGCGACATCCTGCCGATCGTGAAGTTCGACGCGAAGTCTGGCGACTTCATCGCCCGCAATCGCGAGCAGCGTTCGGACGGTATGTGGGACAACATTGAGGAAGAGGTCGCGCTGCCGTTCAAAGCGATCTTTGACTTCGACAACATTGAGGTCGGCTGGCTGTCGTTCTCGTCGGGCGCTCCCGACTTCCACATGGTCAAGTATGGCGAGCGTATGCCGGCGCAGCCGTCGCCCGAACACAAGCACGCGTTTCGGATCCGTATCTACTCCAAGGCTCTCGGCCTGCGTGAGTTCTCGCACAGCTCCAAGACCATGTTGCGGGCGATGGATCCTCTCCACAACCAATTCTTGGCCGACCAGGCGGCGAACCCCGGCAAGGTTCCTGTCGTCGAGGTCTCGGGCCTTGAGACCGTTAAGGTGAACAGCCCGCAAGGGGAATTGCGTTTCAAGGCGCCGAAGTGGTCGATCGTTTCGTGGGTCGCCAAGCCCGAGGCGATGGATGGAGCAGCAGCTGCTCCCGCTCCTGCGCCGGCTCCTAAGCCCGCTCCGGCTCCGGCTCCCGTTGCGGCCAGCGACGACGAGTTCTAACAAATAAAAAAGGGCAGGCTCACGGGTATGGCCTGCCCTTTAGTTGTCCGCACCAGGGGAGAAAGAGTAGCGCGGAATGTCCGAAGCAGTAACACAACAAGAACCGAAAGACATCAGCGAG